AATGTATCCCGGAGTTGACTAATTTCGTTTAGCTTCTTCGAGTTTGCATTGAGTAATGTGGGGTCAAGGATCGCAGCAAGGCGGGGTTTATTCACATGTACCAAGTTCCATGATTGGACAAGTTGTTTAGGCCGCTCACCTGAGTAAGTAGATTTTGAGGGTAGACTTTGTATGCTAATGGCTGATTGGAGCTCGAAGTGTTCTTCGCAGAACACACCTAGTTTATGTGATACAATGGTCTTGCGTTGGTTCAGAACTAGGTCGACCCGTTTGAGGTTCTTAAGGTATGCGATTTGGCGTGCTTTGCGCCATAACCCTAAGAGGTCATCACCACAAACGTCGTACGGATCGTCTCCGACGAGTCTTTTATCAGCGTTTCCTCCTTCAGCACAGAACATATTTAACAAACTGAGGATTGGCCATACCAAAGGAAGACCCATTAGGATTCCACTCCGCGTTAGTAGGGTGGTTCCGTCTGGGTATGTGAGTTCCTTTGGTCCAAGTATGACCTGTCCAAGAAATTCCTCACCACCAGATAGCCTGAGACCATCACATATTCCTCTCCAGATTGCGAGTGCAACTGGGATAGGTATGTGGTCTGTGGCAGCGTCTAGGTCGGCTGAGAATAGCTCTGTTTGTGAATCTATTCTGTGTTGCTCCTTGTTAACCTTCTTGATTATCCTCGATGCTGGATTGTTGCTTAGTCCGGCTTGGGAGGGACCAAGAACAGAGAGAATTTTTAGAAGCTTGTCATTAATTGGGTTGCCCAGAATGACAAGGTGAGCAGGGGATTTGGTTACTGATCTAATCTTCCATCCAGATTCCAGAATTGGTACCACCTCTCCCTTATTATGCCCAACGCGTTGGTACTCTGCTGCGTGGAATTCGTTCCATGCTAGTTGTAGTATCGCACGTTGGACAAAGTCAGGTGAGAGTTGGTGTTTCACAGATTTCTGCTTTCCCACATGTCCAGGTGAGTGGTCACCGGATTTGTGGTAGGCGGTTTCTATGATAGGACCTTCGATCTTAAGGTTCCCTTTCTGGTACTGGAGAAGCTGATCCCTATAGTAGCCATATATTCCCTTGTTCTTTCTATTTCTCTCAAGGCAAGCAGAGAATTGTAGTTGGGCACTGAAAGGGAGATCTATTGTCTGTCCTAGTTCCTTGAGTCGTTTGAGTCCAAGCTTTATCTTTTTGAAAGAGAAGTTTGTTAATTCATTCAGTACGTCAGGGTCGAAGTTGTCTTGCTTACTTAGCCGAAGTTTGTGGGCTAT